CCACTAGTTCCTGCGCTTCCTGTGCTTCCAGAACTTCCACTAGAACCACTTGAGCCACTAGTTCCAGAAGTTCCTGCGCTTCCTGAAGTTCCGCTCTTTCCGCTAGATCCACTGGTGCCACTAGTTCCTGCGCTTCCTGTGCTTCCAGAACTTCCACTAGAACCACTTGAGCCACTAGTTCCAGAAGTTCCTGCGCTTCCTGAAGTTCCGCTTATTCCGCTAGATCCACTGGTGCCACTAGTTCCTGCGCTTCCTGTGCTTCCAGAACTTCCACTAGAACCACTTGAGCCACTAGTTCCAGAAGTTCCGCTTTTTCCAGAAGATCCGCTGGTTCCAGAAGATCCGTTCTTTCCAGAAGATCCACTGCTTCCAGAAGATCCACTGCTTCCAGAAGATCCACTTGTTCCAGAAGAACCGCTACTCCCAGAACTGCCTGAGCTTCCAGAAGAAGCAAATGATCCTGTAAAATCAAATCTTATAGATTTCGGAATAGAATATGGATCTGTAGTAATTTGTATTCCTGTTCCAGCTACAAATTCTATAGTATCTAATCCTTGTGCAACTAAGTTTTGCTGTCCTGAAACTTCCCACGTTTTAAACGTGGAATTCATTGATATTTTAACTGCTCCAGAAGTTAAATCTGTAACTTCAAAACCAGCATCAGTATCAAATCTTAATTTATTTACTCCTGTTATTACATTTGAAACTGTAGATCCACTTATTTCGCTAACTGTAATTACTAATTCGGCATCTGGCGCAGATGGAGAAATTACTGCGCCACGATAATTTAAATAATTTCCTTCAGTTGATGAAAGAGCTATTAAAACAGGTTTAGAAACTTCACCAACAATATCTGTTTCATCGGGTGTATATTCTCCTGATATATAAGGAGATAAAAAATAAGTCTCACCAGCAGTTAAACCAGTTAAATTATCTATTTTTCCATTATAAACTATACAAAATTCATTGCCATCAACTGTTTGCACCATTCCCATAACTTCTGCATTTTCAGCAGAGTCTGCTATAGCTTTATACCAAGTAGTACCATCAAAACGAAGCAAATTTCCAGTTGTAAAACCATGAGAAGCTTGAGTAAAACATTCTATTAATGATGTTCCGTTTCCAATACCACTGCTTGGATCATGGACAATTAAAGTTTGCTCATCAATAGTATCTTTAGAAAATGATATTAGATTAGAAAAATCTGTATAATCATTATCAGATAATACCCCTCTTACTCTTACCTGATAATTTTCAGAAACAAAGAATGGAATATAGAAAGATGGCTCATATGGAGAAACAACTATCGATCCGCTTGGGTAATTCAAATCAACTCTTTCCGCAACTAAAGCTCCCGTATAATTATTAAGATAATTGATTCCACTTGTAGATGTAACTAATTGACCACTATACAATCCCGAACTATACGAACCTTCGTTAGGATAATAAATGAAAGAATTAGTATTTTCGTCATAATAATAAACTAGATAAAGATCTTTAGAGTTTAAAGATCCAGAATCAAAAGATATACTATAAATATTATCTATAGTAGACGAAGCAAAAACTCCTTCAGGAAATGCTCCTCTTGAATCTAAAATTATTGTGTGAGGTTTCCACTGAATACCGCTTGCTCCCGACGGAGAAAATATAGACTCATAAGACGTTCCAGAATAAAAAGCATTTATTCCTTGCTGAGAAAAAGATAATTGGTTATCTCCAGTACCTTGAACTATAGCATCTATGCTATCTATCTTTGGAGAATTATAATAAAATACATCTGATGCACTTGAATCTCCACTCTTAAGCAATTGTATTTCATAATTCAATGGCACATTAGATGAATTTCGCGCCCATTTAATAAACAATCTTCTATCAAAAGTATAAGAAATTGGATCGTAGTTTATCGATAAAGCGCCGCTTATATTCTGAGGCTTTATATCAAAACTATTTTGATTTAATATATCTAATTTAATTAAACCAATATTATAAGCAGTACCAGTATTATAAAAGTCTTGAGAAACTAAACGATAAAATTTCTTTTCAGAATAATCTGGTGAATAAGAAATAGAAGAAGCAGGGAATCCCGCACTTTGATCTTCTATATATTCAAAAGAATAAGAAGGACTTTTTTGCAAAAATACTTGTGTTGAATACTGTTTGTTAGTTAATTCGTAATTAACAAAAATACTATCACTTGTAGAAGCTTCTACATTTTCAAAAGTTGAAAATTTAAAATTAAATACAAAAACACCACTAGAAGAAAGACCATCTACTGTAAAAGAAGTTATTTGTATTTTACAATCTCTTAGAAAATTGACATCTTTATATATAGATTGAGAAAAAGAAGGCAAAACTCCCACATCAAAAGAATAAAACTTATCTTTAAGAGAAGAATTTAAAACAGAAACAATTTCATTATTCTTGTCTAATATTGAAACCGTAAAATAATTAAAAATTCCATCATTAAGATTGGCCGATTGATTTGTTACTGGGTCAAGAATATCCCATTGTAAATTTATTATTTGACTATCTACATATGCAAAAAGCATGTCAACATCAGTAGAAAAACCATAATCCTGTTGATCTGTTACTATTGATGAGTTCAAATTTGAACTCAAACTAGTAACTTTATATGGCCCACTGCTATAAACTGTAGATTCTTTGAACATTTTATATTAAGAAATTATCGCTATTACCTATTATATACACTCTTAAAAACTCAAAAGATAAATCCATTTCTGTTTGCGGTAAAGCTATTGTTGTTGAATTGGCATCTCCCTTTCTCCATACATAAGCTATTTTTTTAGAATTTAGCACATATTCCACAACAAGTCCATGTGCAGACTCTGACAATACTTTAGCATATGTATAAATTTGATTATTAAATATTTCTACTACATTTGTTAAACCAGAATAAGAATCATCTGAATAATCAAAAGAAGGTATTAGATAATCATATTTTTCATTTATATCAAAATTTCTAGAAGTATCGCTTACATAACCACGGGCTATAGGATCTATATCCGCTAAAATATTTTTAGGTATTATTTCTGTTGTGTTTGTCTGATCGCTAGAAAATAAGATTGAAGGAGCTAAATTTTTATTATTTTCAATAAAATTAAACTTTGTAATCTCGTATTCTGCCGCCCCAATCTCAAACTCTGTTTGCGTTTTTTCTTTTATAGAAACAATACGATAATTTTTTGAATACGCTAGTGAACTACCTGATTTAGAATCATATATCCACAATGTAGAAGCACCAATTGTTTGCATTAAAGATGTCTCTTCTTCGGTTAATCCTGATGTATTCAATACAATTTTAGTTCTAAAGTTACCATCTAAACCTGTAGATGCTACAGTAAATTTATAAATATAAGTAGAAGATAACTCATCTATTCTAGCGTCTGATATTCCAGAGTTTGATAATTCTGATTCTTTATTTAAAGTAGATGGAGATATTGATGAGTTAGGAATTATGAATGCTATAGTATCTCCAACTCCTATAAAATCATATTTATCGTCTAATACAATATCTGATCCAGAAACAGAAACTACTCTTCCGCCTTTTCTTCCGCTGACCTTCATTTCGTCAGCCACGGATATCACATTTCCCGGTAATAATAATAAAGCTTCTGGACCAGCAGTAAAGCTTACCAACTCTTGTTCTACTTGATTTGTCACTAAAAACCATTGACCTATTCTTTTTGCTTGCGATTTAGATGTAACGCCAAAGCCAATAATTTCTTTTTCTACATAACCATATTTTCTTATGTTAATCTGATCTTCGACGTAAACAGTTTGATCTTTAAAATTATTTTTTTCATCTGAATATGTTATTTTTGCAACTGTATATCTCGTATCTTTAGATGAACTAGAATACTGAAAGATACCATCTTTTACATTAGAATTATTAAAGAAGTACGCTGGAGATTTTGGCCTATCACTATCAAAATTAACAAAATTATTTGACCAATAAACGAGACCCTTAAACACCGAAGCTACGTTATTTAATAGATTAATAACATCTGTTTCACTATTTAATGAAATATTCGCTCTAAATCTTGGTTCTACGAGCGGTAAAAATCCCTGAAATTCAGCAGTTGCTTTTCCTTTATTTTCTGAAACAGTTGTGTAATTAGCTAAATCTTCATCTGAAAAACATGCTTGAGATTTTATATAAGAAATAAAACCCGTTAATGCCGAATTGTTTTGACTTCCAACTGTATTGCTAGATGAAACATTAGCTGGAGAAGAAACAGCGGTAATTAAAGCATTCAAAGATTTTGCATATCTATTTTCTAACTTTGTGTTAGTTTTTAAAAATTCTTTAACAGAAGGAAATAAACTACAAGCTCTATGAATTCCGAACTCATTTATTAATTGAATAGTGGCGCTTGTATTATTTATTTTCGTAACTGAAACAATTATCTTTTTAAAACTTTTAGAAACATTTTTTGTCAAACCGTCTTCATCTTTTTCTATAAAACCTAAATTAACTAAATCTATTTTAGATCCAACAGGAAAATATACTTTGAAGTCTATAGCTGAATCTGAACTTACGGTTATGCTGTTTTTACTTATAGAATCTATTTTTACTGGTTTATATCTAGATACGTTATCAGTTGGAACAAGTTCGTCGCAATATTTTGCGATTTTATACATGCTCCATTTATCAGCTAAACTTTCTTGGAATGAAAATTTTCCTAACCCATATCTGTAATTTGTTATTAAATCATACAGTATCCAAGCTGGATTATCTGTCCATCTTAAAACAGAATCAAATTCACCATTCCAAAATCCATCATAAGTCTTAGATTCTGCATCATAATTTTCAGGAACCTTAATTTTTAATAACTTAAAATCGAATTGCCTATTTGGCGGCTGAGTAAAACCCCTTCCATCAAAAACACTTAAAAAGTAACAACTATTTGGATATCTAAATTTTAAAGACGTAATCTCAGTAACAGAAGAAACTCCGATTATTCGACCAACTTTGTTTTCAGTAGCGCCGACTTTTTTATCTAAATTAAATACTTTTATATATGGACCAAGAGTAAAATCAAAGTCAGAAACGTCAAAAAATAAATCAAATTGATATGGCGAACTAGCTATTCCAGTTACTCTATGAACTATATAACAAGCATAATCATCTCTTAACTTGTATCCAATTTTAATTCCAAAATTTGTTGTGTTGGGTTTAGTATTTCCTTTTTTATCAAAAGTGTACAAAGCTTGAATTTTTAAACTAAGAATTAAAAAGTCAGTATTAATATCTTTTATTTCATGATAAGCTCCAAAGCATGTTTGAAAATTAAAATCGCTAAAAGCTGAAACATCAAATGTTTCACTAGGTTGCGACTGCGTTCTTTGTATACTTGTATTGCTATAAAAATTTTGCTGATATCTTGCAACCCCAGCATAAGGAGAATTTAAAAAATTTTGCTCTTCTTTACTTATTGTAGTTGATTGAGTCGTGTTTGAGACGTTTGGAACGTAACCCTTCACTACTCTTAATTTAGAAGTATGCGTTTGTGTCGATGTAAAAGTTATAGCATTTGCGTTTTCATTGAGACCATATAGAGTTTTATCTATTGAATAAGAAACCCCAGGATTAGAAAATAAAAAACTATCTGCTATAGAACTACCTTCTGAAGAAAGGTAAGACTGAAATTCTGTTCCCGCTCTTGAGAAAATTTCCAATCTATTATAGTTGTAAGTATTAGTTAAATGATTTTTTATTGCGTAATCATTTAAATAAATGCCTTTAAATATTTCACTATTATTTTGACCCTCATCAAAAAGAACAAGCTCATTACCATCTGGATCAACTAATCCAGCCAATGGTCCTTCACCTATCAAATCTTGAACATAATACTTTGTTGTGGATTCAAGGATTCCATTGTTTGAATTGGAGGCGAAAGGTGCAAACGAACCCTTCTTATTTAAGAAGTCGAGCATCTTTGTTCCAAACTGATCTAAACTAGAATTTTCTGTCATATTTTTGATGAGTAATTTCCTACGCCGATTTCTGTTTGAAAGGTGTTTTCTACGGTCGCTTTATAAGACGAATCAAAATTAAAAAGCACAGCATTTATAACATTTGTGCCTACCTTTAATCTTCCATATCCTAATTGAACTGGAGTATTTCTTGCGGCCACGTTATCTTTTCCAGAAAATATAAAAGAAGAAGTCTTAATTTGTTTTGGATCTCCCGGCTTTAAAAGCATTGAAATTAAATAACTTATTCCTATACTAATAGCTAAAAATAAAATAAACTTTCCTACTCCAGCCCAAGTTAATTTACCAGCAGCAACAACAATTGCTCCAATTAAACTTCCAATAAAATTAAATCCAGAACAAATAAAAATTTCTATTTCAGAAGCTAGTTTTATAAAATTATCTAGTTCTGTTTCATTTTCATGGTAAAGAACTCCATCAATAACCAAAGCCAAACCGTATTCTTTTTTTACAAGTTTATTCATTTTAACCGAATAATCCCTTGTATTTGCTGCCATGCATTTAAAAATATCTTTTAAGGCATTCGCTTTAACAAAAAACGAATCACAAAACATTTTCTTTAATAGTCCATGTAATATAATTTTTTTCATTTTATTGAAGCTGTTATAAGACCAACTGATGTTGTCCCAGTATTAAGAATTTGAGGAGATTGATTATTTAATATATAACTTAAATCAAAATTAAATCCCACACTGCTAAGAACATGGGTTCCTATTCTCAACCTACCATATGAAACAGGTATTGGAGTATTTCTATTTGCCGCATTCTCTTTCGAAGAAAATATATAAGAAGATGTTTGAACTTGCTTTGGATTTTTCGGACTCAATAATTTATTAATTAAAAAACTTATACCAAAAGAAATAACAGACATTATTATTGTATTAACAAGAAAGACACCTATTTTTCCAGCCACAGTTGTTGCTGTTATACTTGTAAAAAGAATTGTAGAAGAAGCAAAAGCCGCCAAAGAAAGAACTGGAACCAATTCTATGACTTTAGCATTTCTAATTTTTTGATTTAAAACGGCACCATTATCTACAATAAAACCATCAACCACAATCAAAAGACCATCAAATTTTTCTCTTAGTTTGTTAATTTGTTTTCCAAAGTTATCGAAGTTTGCCGATATGCAAGATATCAATTCATCAAAAGAATCAACTTTTGCTTCGAAAGATGCACAAGCTATCTTCTGTAATAGGCCATGTAAAATAACTTGTTTCATGTTTAATATTTACACTTAAAAATCGATCCCAATTTAAACTATATATTATAATAGGAATATCGTAATTTTTAATAAAAAAGATATCCTCTTTAGATGGATTCAATAAATGTAGGTGGCTATGGAAAGAAAATAAAAACTGTTTTCTTATTAGTTTAAGAAAGAAATCGTTAGGAGGAAAAAATCTATGACAACTCGGATTATCACTTGTATATTTATAAATGTTATAATCTTTATCTACTAATCCTCCAGATTCAAATGGATAATTAGATAATAAAAAAGTTTTAATCTCTTCTAAAGCTTTGTTAAGTTTGATAATTGTAAGGTCTTGTTCCTGGAAATCCTCCAAAAGGTAATCCATCTTTATGCCCTTTCCATCTAAAAGCGCAGCCCTTTATATTCTTAGAGCAAGAATCTTTTATCCAAAACTCTTTATTTAATTTAGGATCTTTATTAATATTAGTAAGTATACAAACATATACAGATATTGAAATATTGTCTTCTGAAAATTGAAATTTGCTTCCAAAGAAATCGTAATTTACAGAATCCGCATAAACAACAAATTCACCAGAATTGTAAGTTTTAGTTGAATCCCAAAATGCTTTATAAGCTTGATTTGGTATCTGTAATCCATATCCTTGCGGAGAGTAAAATAATTTATTATTTTCGTCTGCAAATGGAATTCCTAAATTTGGAACTTTTTCTCCAAAAATATCACTTGCTGTTTTTGTGATTACTTGATTATTAGAATCTGTATAAGTTATTGTTTGAGGCTGTCCAGACTGATCTTTCCAAGGAAGCTTTCCATAGTTGCATCCGCATCCTCTATAAGACCAAGAACATAGATTGTCTGATATTTTTCTATTAGGTAAAAACTGATTCTCAAAATCTAAAGGACTTGAAAGCTCAAATTCTATAATATACTTATTCTCTGTAGTCTTACGATTTATAATATAATTTTCTTCAAAGAAAGACTGACCATACCCTTGCACAGAATTTCTTTTTGTTCTGTATCCGAAAAAAGGATTTTTGCCATCTGAAAAGTTTTCGTCATCAAGATTCTTTACGAATACTTTTAAACGTTTTAATCTTGAATTGACTAAATCATTTTTATTTTTAATTACATTAGTTATCAGACCATTTATGTTTGCCAATCTTATAGATGGTCTGCTTTGTTTTCCATCGGATGAAAACTCAAATCCACCATACTCAATAGGAGCAGGTGTATATTGATTTCCTTTATAAACTATATATTTATTAAAATTTTTACCAGCATGAAATCGCAATATACCAGTAGATTCATCTATGTAAATCTCAAAAAGATCTACAAAAGAATCAGGATCTAAATCTATTAAAGACTGAGTTGAAATTAAATCTGCCATATTATGTAGATGTTTTCTTTATTTTACCAACTATATTAATTTTATCAGTAATAGAATAATACATATCAGTAGATTGAAATTCTACTGGCGAAGAAAAGGTTATTTTTTCTTGATATTTTCTAGAAAGGTAAGATAAAACTTTAGGTATATCCGACGATTTTAAATCTGTATATACCAAAACTTCATATATTTTATTGGAATAATAGCACCTTGCAACTCCATTTATATATTTTATAGGAGATCCTAAAATTATTTTAATTGTTTTGTCTTGCAACATATTAAGAATATCTTGATTTAATTGATTATTGGAAATAAAAGAAGATATTTCTGATCCGCAACTATAAGTGGTAGACGCTTGGCTAGTATTAGATTCATTTCTAGAAATCGTTTTTTCTATTCCATGATAAAAAATACCAAACTTTGTTTTATTTTTAATTTCATTTTTTACAACATCTGTACCATACTGATCTTGCATATAACTTCTACTACCTATTCTATTATACGAAACATCGATAGGTAAAGATGCAAACTGCTCTGATAAAAACTTTCCTTCTGTACTGAAACCTACATTATTTAAAGTTTCTTTTTGATCAATAGTTATTTTTTTACCTATATTAAATTTAGTTCCGAATGAAGGATTTGAAAAAACAGTATTATAATCTGTAAAACTTGACAAAGACTGTTCTGTTGTAATAGATAATTTATTCGAACCATCTAATTCAACATCTTGAATTGTTGCGCTTGATCCGACTGGAAAAACAATCAAACTATTTTTTGCAGAAGAAGGTGTATTTATTTCTTTTGTTATAGATAATGTATAAATATTTGAAGGATCTTTTTGAGTTATTGTAGCATTGATGCCAAAATAATTATTTGGATGAGATATGTTAATTTTATCTCCAACTTGAAACTCATTATGGTAAAAACCTCCTGTTATTTGTGTAGATAAATCATCTTTTTGATAAGATATTTGCCCAGTGTTGTATGAGGCATAACCATCTGCTAAATCTGTTTGAGCTACATAAAAAATATAAATACTAGAATTAATATCTGCAAAATTAATCGATTTTTCTAAATAAAAACCGTCAGCCACAGAGGCTGAATTTCTCAATTCAAGATAATATTTATTTAAATTTAACTCTGAATCTAATTGTGGAGTTAAAGAAGCTGAAGAAACAAATGTAAAATTTCCAACATTATTGCCATCATTTAAGATAGTGGAACTACTAACGCCTCCAGTAAAAACATCAGAAAATTGTAAAAGTAGAGATCTATTATAAATATCTAAATCTCCATAAGGATTGTACTGTCCAATAGTAAAATTACACTGATTAGAAACGTCAGTTTTGAAATCTATAGCATATCCACAATCGTTTTCATTTTTTATTTCAGTTGTAGTATGATTTGTTATGCTTGCCGACGCTAAAGATAGCTCTGAGCTATTTATGTTGGCTTTAGCTAATACAACTTTAGGTTTATAACTTTTTTCTCCAAAAGATCCCCCCTGACCACCTTGCAATATTATCAAAGAAGACAATTCAGGTTTCTCCTCTTGTTCTTTTTTAGTTATTTCTGAAAGAATTTCTTTTTCTACCACTAAATTTTGAGTTTGTATAAAAGGCATAATTAAGAAGATTTTAAAGGATATACAGAACCTTGAACTTTAAAAAGATTAGCCAATACATAAGGAACAGAAGGCTTATTTACTTCTGCGTCTTGTGTATATTCTAGATTAGCAGTATAATATCCAGAACCAAAAGCTGTTGCTGGACTTCCATAAACTAATCCAGATGGAATAACCGCTGGATCAAAGAAATCATAAAAAATAGAAGCCCCAACCGTAGAAGTATAACTTTTATTGATTATTTGTTGAGCGCTAAGATTAAAATTTTCAAATAAATTATTTATATCTTGTGTATTGTATTTGGTATTTGTTGGAATATCAAATATTCCAGACGCTGACAATGAAGATTGTCTAAAAACTTCTTTTAGTGTTGAAAATTTATTATTTGTTACATTAAGAACGTCTCTTATTCCAATATTATCACCCGCTCCTCCTCCAGCTATAATATAAGAACTTTTATCCAAATAAAGATTTAAATCGCCACTACAATTTACATACAAGGCATTTTTTCCTGTTTTTACTGGATCGGAATCTGTCGATAACTTACTTGTGCTTCCACCTTTAGCATAGATATTTGAGTTATTAAATAAATTAATAGTTAAACCACTATTTAAACTAGAATAATTTCCTGTTATTATGCAGCAGCCTGTATTGTATACATCATAATTATCAGATATACTATCGGCACCGATAAACACATTATCTAAGTTTAAAACTATTCCTGAATAAAAATCAAACCTATCTGCATATGTAAAGTTTTTCTTAATGTAATCATAAACATCTAAATAATCAAACTTTTGAGATTTAATTGTCCTGCTTTCAATCTTCTTTGTTAATCTTAAATTTGGTGGCGTAGATCCAATTTGATTTAAAACACCTGTCGTTAATCCACTGAATACTGCCTCATAACCTTTAACCGGATCTGAAGAAGGCCAAGAATTTATTTCACTAACTCCACTTGCAAAAACGGCTTGACCAGTGGTATTAGTATATGTATCATTCATGCCACTTATTGTGACATAATAATCTGTATTAAAACTTAAATCTGTAAAAAGCATTTCATATGTAGTAATTCCTGGAGTTCCAACGTCATATAAATAGTTTGAAGTATTTAATGGAATCGCTACGTTTTTTCCTGTTACAGACAAAAGAGGAGAAAATCCACTATTCATTGATATTCTTCCAGAAAATCCTGTAAAGAAATATCCAGATTCAGGAAGTGTCCAACGAGTTAAAAGAGCTAATTTATTTTCATATAAAACAGGCGAAGCTACGCAGTTTTGAACTCCAGATAAGAAGTTATAAGGAGCCGCCGATCCAGCACTTACTTTTGATCCTGTATAATATATTTGAAAATCATTTCCAACTGTTCCAAAATTATCTTGGGATTGCCCCACATTAAAATATCCATATATTTGATCTGGACCTGTTCTATTTTGTGGGTGTTGAAATATTATATTAAAATACCCCGTACTACCCGCTCTTACATCAATCGTCGCACTTTCTGAAGAATCGTGATAAAAGAAATTTGTTGTTGGAGTAGATTGTTCTACTTTATTTAAAATAGAATATGAAGCTGGATATCTTAATCCACTATTTATAATACCATATTCTCTACTTGTTTGAAACCCTGCTGGTAAAAAACCAAAGTCAAAACCAGTTGGAGTTAAATAAGTTTTAAAATCGAATACTCTGTCAAAAGAAAATTTAGACTCAATGAATCTTGCGGTTATAGAATTATTGTCTAAGAAATTATAAGTATGACTCCATTCTGGACAATAAAAAGATCTTGTTCCAGTAAAGAATGTGTACATGTCATAATCAAAAAGATCAATTCCATTATGGTTTTCCAAGAAATGTAAAATTGCTTTCGCTTGTTTATCTGATCTGTTATTAAAAGTTAAAGAAAAATCAAAAGAATTTGAGTTAATACCGTCGTTCTGATATAAATAAAAATTTCCTAAATCGTTTTTATAACTATTAGAATTAAATTGAAGCTGCTGTGCATTGTCTGGCTGAAAATAAAATTTTTGAGTCCAAAACGAATTGCTAGTTGCTGGACTTATTCCTACAACAGGTTCATCTCCAGCGTCTCCGCTAAAATAATAAAATCCATTTTTTGATCCTGCATTATTCAAGAAAACATAATCATCTTTAGAATATGGTTTATTATTGTCAAAATCACATGCTCCGTATGGTATTAATTTTTCTTTCCATTCTGTTATTGAAACAAATGGAGATTCCAAGCTTAGAGTGACAGAATTTAAATCAACCATTTCAAAATTATTATCTATAGTTTTAAGATAATAAGGTCTTACTTTTGAATGCGGAGGAAACAAAGCAGTCTCAATCGGCAACAATCCTTGACCGCTAGACTGGGCAGGTTTTACAAATGATTGTTGATAAAAATGATTTAAAGCTTTTGCTTCAGTATCTGTTATATTACTAAATTGTAATTTCGCGTCTACTTGAACCACGTTCTCACTTTTACCAATGATTACAGTATAATCATCTTGAAATTTATTTTCATAAAAATTAGCTTTAAAATTTACGCTTGATCCATAAGTAGGAACAAAGAAAAATTTATTTGTCCAATAATAACCACTATTGTTTCCATCTGGACGATTAAAGAAAAAGTTTTCTCCAGAAGGTAAATTAGTTTTACAATAAAAATATCCAGTAGTAAATGGCGCAGCGACTACTCTTGAGTTTCCCTTGTCATCTATGTATGTGCCGGGATTTATTCCAGTATAATATACAACATCAAATTCATTAAAAGTCACTCCCGTTTCGTAAAACGGAATGTTTGGCATCAATATTCTATAATCGTTAATCGCTTTCATGGTGTAAAAACATCATAAACTTTTGAACCATTGGCAATAAATGGGAAATTTATTAAATAAATATTTTCGCTATCAGGTATAAACTCATCATTATTACGAGCGTAATTCATACGCGCAAGCAAATATTTCCATGTGCAATACGCTTTTAGACTATAACATGTTTTTGTATAAGATGGCGATATAATTTCTATACTTGGACTTTCAAATAAAGAACATTGAAAATCGCCATTCACTTCTGTATGTATATAATTAGTCCCTCTCGCTTGAAAGGCTAATTTATTTAGAACAGTAGGATCGTCTTCATATGAACATTCGTCTGAATTTGCAAAATTCGGAAATGGCAAAGGATCTAAAGCACTAGCATCTAAAACATTTTGATTTACTCCCACAGAACACATAAAAAGGATTGGAACTGTCAGATTATTTGCGATTTTATTGGCCGCAAGGGAGACATCATTATATTCTACTGTTTGTTGTAGATTTTTAGATTGTATTATATATTGTTTTCCATCTATTATTGAATTGTAATCAGCTGCTATTTTTATTTGAGATATTATATGTTTTTTATTTGAACAAGCATTTGGCAAATCATATGGTGTAACATATATATTAAACCAAATTAAATCAGGAGCCAATTCAGGAGCAGGAGGAATAATTGGTTGAACAAGCTCAGGTGGAGGCGGCATTGGTGGCTTTGGATTTGTTTGGCCTACTGGAGGAGTAGGAATACTTATATTTATAATAGGTTTTGAAACTTCAACAATTGCTGGATCATTAGTTCCAAAAGGTATATTAATTATATTTCTCTTTTTACTTATGTTTTGGATCATCTTTATAGATCCAACTCCATAACTAGAATCAGAGATCGCATAATTTTGGTCCACAATTATTCCTGTCAAACTCATATTAGTATAAACTGAAGGATTTTGCGCGTCTTTTAAAACAGCATTAAATACCGCATCGTTTCCATGAATATCTAAAACTCCATCAATATTATTTGCAGTCACACCAAACTGAGCGTTAACCTGCCTCAAAGCTACTCTTAAAGGTATACTTTGTTTTACTCTTAAAAGAGGCTGTCTTTCTACGGTAAAAGAATAATTAAAATTGCTTACAATAAAATCATCATAATTATCAGGATAAGAAGATCTATTATTAGTTATTATATAACTTGATAGACCATTTAATGTCGCCAACTTATTTTTAACTTTTGTTGATCCATCAGCAGGACTAAATAAATTATGAACATCATTTAAATTTGTATCCAAAGCCTTGATTCCGTGATAAAAATCAAAACTTGTACTAACTGCAATTGGCTGATAAGGTTCTACACTAAAACTTAAATCAGTCAAAAATGCACTTGGAATATTAAAATTATTAAAAGAAACCGAAATAGGAACATCAGATTGATTCTCAAGTTTTAGAAAGTCTGGCAACGCTCCTGTCAAATAAAACTCTGTAGAAAACTTTCCTTGAATAGGCCCATTTGGGGCGTAATCAATAAGATTGCCATTAATATCAAAAACAGGAACAGTATTAGCCTGAAGACCAAACGATGCTGAATTAGAAGGGAAAATAGAATCGTTTAATCTTATCGCTGTCGTTTCAAATGTTAAAAATTTAGCCATTACTGTGAAATGTAAGAACCAGCACTTGAATCGGTATCTGAAACGTAAAAATATTCTGCCATTGTTGTTATGTTCATTGCTCCAGTCAAAGGAGTAAAGACCGTTCCGCCAGAACCATCATTTCTTAAAGCATAGGCTACCCAACTTCCATAATCGTAACGATTAAAAGCTAATTTGGTAACTGAGTTATTAAATTTATTTCCTACTGAAAAGTTATTTATTCTAGCTTTTAAATTTAAAAATCCTTGACCAGATATAACTCCAGAAACATAACAATGGTTTGATAGAGTTGGAGAATCGTAGTAATCATTAGAATAAGCATCCCAAACTTGAAAAAATCTTTTATTAACACTAGTAGAAATTCCACTAACAAATGTTGTTCCACCAACATTGTTTAGCGTCATTCCGCTAAAATTATTAAATACTAAATATCCAGTTCCATCAGATATTCCGCTATTTAATTGGCAAATAAAATCAACGCCAATTATTCTCCCTGAAGCTGGAAAAAGAGCATGGTACGCTGCGCTTCCAGATTGGTTGAATCCATAATCTATATTATCTAAATTTAAATAAACTGCACCGCCCGTTAAATTCGATGCGCGATGAATATCAATAAACTTACCATAACAAAAATTATCATCACTAGTATATAATCCTTTGTTATTTATATCTCCTTGATCTGAAATGGTGACTATGTTTCTTGAAGCGTCATAAACATTAGAAGCATTTCCAGTTTGAAAGAAGAATTGTCCTACTCTTGTTGTTGGACCAGAAGCTGGGCCAGAAGGACCAACTGTAGCTTTATCAAAATCGTATCCAATTATAAATGAGTTAAAATCACCTGATCCATAGGCAGTTGCAACATAATCAACTGGACCACTTGAAGTAGCATAATTACTTTGCATTCTTGAAAATGCAGATTGAGAATAACTTTGGTAACGAGATAAAAATGAAGAAGTTCCAGTAACATCTAATGGATATGTAGGATCTATTCCTCCTAATCCTAATCTTCCGTTAGCCAAATCAAAAATTACAGGATCAGTGGTATCAACAGTCGCCGCTGTCTTGTTTCTTGCAAAATGTAATTGCGAGACTGGCTGATTATACATTATTGAAGCCGTAAGATTTGGAAGTGTTCCTGTATTTCTAAAAAATAAATTAGGAACACCAGCATCTTCTATCAATAATGTTTTATAAGGAGAACCGTCAACGACAACATTTGAAATCGTTAGTCTTGCGTCTGTGTTTCTATTTGTGTTTCCAACTCTTACTGTAGCATCATCTTTGTCTACGAATACAGCACCACTAAGACCAAAAAATGCTCCAGTAATTGTATTTGCTCCTGTATTATATCCTATATAAACATCAGAATCAAAATTAATTCCACTAGTACTTAATGTAATATCTCCAGCGTTAGTATTATCATCGAAACTAAATCTTATGCCTGTTGCTACAGAAAACTGAATATTAACATCCGAATCTACTGTATCATAAGAATATAAAGACCCATCCGTAATTAAAATAGATCCATCATTTGAAATTAAAAGACTATTGTTTTGAATATTTGTGCTAAATACTCCGCTGATAGAAAAATTATTGTATCCATCTTTTAAAAGATACCAAGAACCTGTTTCATCATAAAATCTAATTGCGCCACTTGCTCCAGTATGATTCTGAAGAGTGAAAACATTATTAATTCCAGAAGCCCCACTAATATGAAACGCTGACAATGGAGAAAAAGATCCAGTTGGCGATATCGCAATATATCTATTACTATTAACTATTCGTATTACTGGCGTATCTTGAATTCCAAACAACATGTCATTTCCAGAAACAGGTTGTACAAAATTAAAGTTTTTTGACAAATCCTCAAAAGATACAACTTGAGAAGCTGCGCCCGAATAGCTCAAAAGAAACAAAGCGTTTTGAGGTATCGAAGATACTTGATCTAGATCTGGAATTGTTTCTGCCATATATATATTAATTTACACTCTATTTTTTTAAATTACTTGTTTTGTTCTTCAAAAGCTTGTGCAGCAGATTGATAAATAATTTGATCATTTTTATATTGATTAAAAAAGATATCAGAGTTCTGAGAAGTTTTATTAACATATGTTATATAACTTAATTTTACATTGGTTACGTCATCAGCAGACGCTGAAACTTGTTCAGAAACTAGCTTGCTAGTATCTGGAGAATAAGAAAAACTAAATAATTTAATATAATTATAAGATTCTGAACTTTCTGGAATCGGTCCTACAAAATTACTATTAAAACCTGGCTTTCTATTAAATAACAAAGGAGTTCCATCGCCAGCCTCTAAAGGAGTTAATAATGGACCATTGAAAGTAAAAGTTTGTGTATAAATTGGTTGATCTTCGAAAACTGTTCCAAAAACATCGATTGTAAATGGATCTGCAATACCAGTTACTAACATATCTGTCATTCTTTTTGTTTCGTAATCATCCACTTCAAGGGTGAAATCCACCATAACTTCAATAGGATATTTTATAGAAACCTGAATTGGCTTTATAGAATTTACGCCATATATAACATCGTAATTTATATTACTAGAGAAAGAAAAAGATTTAACTCTATTTGTACTACTGTTTCTGCAAGACAAAACAATGTTTGCAGGATATATTGGTATATCTTCTGCATCATTATAATCACCTGTTGCATTCAATGTTCCATCTATTCCTACAAATTGAGGATTAGAAGAGTTTGATAAATACATTCCGCTTCCAATGTCTCCATAAACTTTTATACCAATATTAGTTTGCGGAACGTCTCCATAAGATACATCATATGAATAAGAAGATAAATAACCATCTTCAAATCCAAATATCTTATCTCCATAATTTAAAGAGCCTCGCAACCTTTCCACAACTCCTGTAAAAGGATTAAAGATATCAGCAAAAGCAATATTTCTACTTATAGAAAAATCAGCCTGTGGAACATCGGCGATAACAGTTTTAATCGCTCCTTGACCAAGCACATTTATTGGCATAACTGAATGAGTATACGATCCATCAACAGAAGTAACACCTTTTAGTTTTACTCCTTCCAAAAATACTTTTTGATTATATTGTGCTTGAGCTTTATTTTTCATTTGTTATTTTTTCTTTGTGGAATCCAACAAGCCGCCAGTTCTTTGCTCATTTGTGATAACTTGTAGAACAACTTCTTTAATCTTGTTACCCAAAGCTCTGTTTTTATCGTCTCCTCCGTCAGCAGAAGACTGTTCATTCTGAGCTTTACCATCTGTAGCATTAACTGTAATATTAACGCTAACATTATTGGAAGTTGAAGATTCTGTATTGGCGTTTGTTTTTGCTGTGTCACCAACCAAACCTCCATCTTGGAATCTAGCGACTCCAGAATTGATTCTATTTAGTCCGCCAACTCCATACTTTCTAACGGCTTTACTATTAACAATATATTCGCCGCCACTTAGTAAAGCTGGAATACTATCGTTTAATCTGTTTCCATAAGGAAGATAACCACCATTTGCAAATCGTTTTCCTGAAAATAAACCACCCGTTTGACCGCCAGTTCCTATGGCTAAAGATGTCGTACTTGATGATCCAACTCCATATCCTAAATCAGCTGGTTTATCAATTCCTGGACCTTTAGGTGCTGATGCTCCACCTGCACCTTTTGGACCCATTCCTTTAGCTAAAGAACCGACACCCATCATTAATCCAGTTGTCAAAGCTGTACCAATTAAAGATCTTATTAATGCGCTTCTTTGGGCTTTCTTTGCATCTTTTTTGGCTTGTTCTGCTCTTATTCTTTCTAAATATTTTTGATATTCAGGATTATTTTCTTTTCCAAACTCACTTAATTCAGCAAAAGGTTCATTCATTGAAGCAGCAGCTTGCATACTTCCAGTGTTTCCACCATTAGCAAATCTTCTAGCTCCAACGCCAAATCTTGGAAACATCCCAAAATTAAGTTTATCTATTTCTTTTGGACCACCCAAAGCTTTAACTGTTTTTCTATTTAATACATATTCTCCATCTTCAAGCATGGCTGGATTAACGTCACCAGTTCTTCCAGCATCGCTAATATACATGCCAGCCTGAGCGTGTATGACCCCACCTTTTTGCTTACCAATTGCAAAACCTGCTCCACTGACTATCTGATTAGCAATTTGTTGGAACATTGCATTTTGTATACTCTTTAAGAATCCTCCAGCGACTTCTAACAACGCACTTCCAAGATCATCAGTCCTGTTTATTGCAGCATCCATGGCTCCAACCAAACCATCTCTGAAAGCGGTTACGGTTGTTCCTCCAAGCCTTTCTTCAAAAGTATCAATTTCTGTTCTTATGTCTCCAAGAGCTTTAGAAACTCCTGTACCAAATTTACCCCTCTTTTCTCTATCTTTATCAAGTTGATTTTGACGAGTTTTTTCTGTTGTTATTTTTTCTTGTATAGAAAGGTTTGCATTGTCAACATCATTGACAACGCTTCTTTGTTTAGCTATTTGTTCATCAAGAGTTTTTAACTTTTGAGATTGCTCAAGAGTTAAATTTCCTTCTTCTGATTGAATAACTAGACTTTCCTTTTGATCTTCTAAAGTCTGCAAAATCTTTCTTTCTTCTGAAGCTCTTTCTTTTAAATAATTAACTGGATCTTTTATAGAAGACAAATCCATTGAACCAAAAGATCCTCCTTTAGTTCTGCGGTTTTGCAATTCTTGTCTAGCGACTTGCATTTCTATCTGCCTATTTCTTAAGTCGGAAGCCGCTTTGCCAGAAGCGTATTCAGAAGAAGAAAGAATTTTTTGTTTTTCTTCTTCTAATTTTTTTCTCTCTTTTTGCACAATTAAAGGATCTCTTTGCATTGCTTCATCAGATATAGTTGATCCAACATTTTGAATTTGCTTGTCAAGCTCTGCAATTTTATTGGTCTGTGTTTCAAAATTTTTAGCGCCTTCCTGTGTCATAGCCATAATCAAGTCTTCTATAGCTGTTGTATTTTGCAATGTCGCATCAGTATTATCGGCAAATACTTCTCTTTGTATTCTAGCTATTTCTGCATCAGCAATTGCTTGTCTCGCTTCTAACTCAAAACCTTTTTGAGTATTCTGCGCTTCTCTAGCTCTCTTTTCATCACTAATAGCAAATTCCCCTCTTCCAAGCATGAAATAAGGACTTTCTGTTTCGATGCGACTTCTTTCGATCTCAGCTTGTCCTTTAATCTGAATCTGTTTATTTTGATTAGTAATGCTATCTACTAATTCTTTTTCGCGTAAAGTATTTTTATAACGTCTTTCTGAAAGATCGTAATCTAGTTTTCCAACAGCAGTTTTTAATTCCAAAGATTTATTAGCATAAGCCTGTTCGGCCATAAAAGTTTTACGCGCATTGTCGTCTTTATTTTTAGCCGCTTTTTCTTCTAAACTTGTAGTTAAATTAAAAGCTTGTATAGCTCTTTTTGATTCTTCTCCTTTTTTAAGACCAGATATAGTAGAGATGTCAACTTTTCCTGTTTTTTGAAAAGCTTCTACAACTTGATCTATATTTCCAGCAGCGGTTTCTTCTAAAGCTCCTTGAAGAACAGTGACTAGTTCTTTTGATCTGCCTAAAGTTCTAGATTGTTTTTGCAATTCAAAACCCCTTTCAAAATTCGCAGCATCAAAATCCAACATTTTCTTTTGTTGAATATTTGCAGTTTCTCCAACTAATAAATCAAATTGATTTTTAAAAGCATTATCTATATTTTTAGAGATGGCGGCTAATCCATCATTAATTAATTGAGATGATTTTTCTAAATTTAGTTTTCCAAAACTCTTTTCAAAATCATAATTTTCAATCTGCATTGCTGTATTTGCAATAGCTTGTTCGATAGCCTGAGAATATTGAAATAGCTTTTGACGAACACCTTCTTGTCTTTGTGCAATTTCTTTTTGAGCTTTAGCGGCTTCTGCTGCTGTTTTATATTTTCCGCTTACTAAACCTTCAATAATTTTATCAAAATTATTAACTATAAATTTTCCATAGTCACCATTATCTTTTGCTACTTCTTGAAGTTGAATAGCTAAAGCATTTGCGTCTACTCCAGTAACATTATACTTTTTAAGCATATCAGACAATTCTCCTTGATTAAAAACCAAATCAGAAAATTGAGATTTAAATTCTGTTGCAAATTCTGCAAAATTTCCTTCTAACTGGTTTTGAACATTCTCTAAATCAGCAAAAAGTTGACTATTTTGAGTAACTATCTTTTTAAAATTAGCTTCTCCAGCTTCTCCTGTGCTAGCTATCACATCTTCCATCACCACATAACTTGAAGTAGCGCCGCCAAGACCTTGATTTTGAGCGTATTTAGTTACTGCCGCTTTTTCTGTTCTCAAAATTCCCTTTTTACCCAATTCTTCAATAGATAAATCCTTTTTAGACATTCTATTTGCCGATTCAGCAACTCTCTTAGCGCCAGCCATTCTTTCCATTTCATAAGCTTTTATAGCTTCTGTCATTTTTTCGACATCAGATCCAGCTTCTCTAAATTTTTCATCTAGACCTGTTTCTGATATTTTAACGAAATATTCTTCTAATTTTTGATTTGCATCGAACGCCTCTAAAGAATTAGGATCTAAATTTCCTAAAGCTTTTACTGTATCTATGATACCTTTTCCAGATTGAATTGCTTCTTGAGTTTGATTTCTATAATTTTCAGCTTTCTTTTGTAAATCTTCAAGATTATCAGAAGCTCCGAATGCTGCTGTTCCCAATCCTACAATCGCTCCAGTTGCTGCACCAATAGCTGGACCAAAAGGAGCTAATGGTCCAAGAATAGGCGCTAAAGCTGTTCCTAAAGAAGCTCCAGTACTTATGTTTGTTAATCCAGAACTTATAGCAGAACCCGCAAATCTTTCTCCAACAGACATTTCAGATCTGTCACGACCCCTTGTAATGGCGCTTTCAAGTTGCCCAGCAATTAACGGAGCGCCTAAAGTGAAAGCTAAATTATTACCAATCCCTTGAGCAAATGTGTTAGCTTTTCTACCAAAACTTGATGCTCTTAATCTAGCAGACTGTAATGCTGTTGGATTAGGTGGCCCAAGAGGAACTGCCGCCGCTGCCGTTGTTGCGGTATTTTGTTGAGGCATTGGCCCAATAAAAGCTTGTGCTGCTTTTTTTTCTGCTTTCGCATGTGCAACCACTTCTTTTTTTAATTTTTCAAATTCTTGACCAGTTAATCCTAATGTTTTATATAAACCGTCTAAAGCTTTTCTAATGTCGCCATTCGAAATAGTTAAAATATCAATAGATTTTAAATAATTATTTATTGCTTGTTCAACTTTAGCATTTCCAGCATATCCTTTTCCTGTTAAAGTTATAGGATTAGGCGCAGCAAAATTAGGTATATTACCATTAGCCATCAATCCAGCAGCTTTTTGTCCAGCCATTGAATCACTCAATGCATTTTTAACTCCACCATGATCTGCTACCGCTGAAGCAAAATTTGGTTGGCTGCTATTTCTAACGAATGGAAAAGGTCCAGTAGTTTTATCAAGAATAGCTTTATTTCCGCTCATGCTTTCTTCCAAGCTCATTACTGCTTGTTGATAAGCGAAATTAGGAATGAAACCAGACGCCATATTATTTTTAACAAGCTCATCTAATTTAGATTTTTTAAATTGATAAGCGTATTGTAGAGACCAAATAGGATCATTTTCAGAAGGCCATGTAGATTTATATTTTGATAAATCTTGTGGATTCATTGGAAACTCGTAGCTGCCTCCATTGAATGCTGGATCTAAAAACCAATTTTTCATTGGCAATTTTTTACTGTTTACATCGCCTGTTCTTAATTTTCTATAACCATCCCAAATTCTTTTAGCCTTGTCGCTAACTGTTAATCTATCGGATGTTAACCAACCTCCTCTTTTTGATATTTCGGCCAATACCGCATCATATAAAGGAATTCCAAACCCAGAACCTTGAATGTTTACAGCAGAAGATCCAACAGAATATAAATCTGTAGTTTGAGGAATAGGAAAAGCTATAACGCCACCTGTTAATTTTTTACCTTTTACTTCTGAATTTTTACTATAAAAAGATTCAACTGCGTCTTTGCCAGAGTTTATTTTAATTTTTGGATCAGCAAAATTAGGAATAAAACCTTCATTTCTAAACGCTGCCAAAGGTGAAATGCGTTTAGCTTTCGTTGGAATTGGTTTCGGAATTCTAGTTTGTACAGCATTAAGTTTAGCTAAAATTTTTGCTTTTACATTTGGATCTTGTAAAGCTTCTTGTTGTTTCTCAGAATAATCCCACGTTATTGTTCCATTAGGATATATAAACCCTCTAACTAAATTAGGAAGTTCAGCAAAATCATAATCATTAATATCTGCGCCAGCAGTTTTTAGTTCTGCATTGTATGCGTCTTTGTGATATAAATATTCTTTTCCTTTTATTCCTGGTTGAGCATAAGCTTCTTTTCCGGTTTTTAAATCATGAACAATTGGACGTAAATTATTTTGCATCATATTTTCACGCATTCTGTCACCCATACTAAAGTTAGGAATAAAACCTCCACTCAATCCTTTATTATTTCTCCAATTACTTTCTATTTCTGATTCATGACCTGCGATTTTATCAGCATAAAAGCTTATTAATTTATTAGTAATTGTTTTAGCTTTGTCAACTCCGAGTCTCTTTAATAATCCTTTAGTAAGAAAATCAGTTCCTTTATACATGTTTGAATAAACGCGAGTACGTCTACCCAAAGTAGAACCGGGATTTTGAGTTTCAAAATCTTGTTCTTTTTTAAGTATATCTTTTGTTTTCCAGTTTTCTTCTGTTCCACCTTTTATTTCAATGCCGCCAATTCTTCCTGCTCTATTTCTAATAAGAGCATCCATTGGAGCAGTATTTGCTGCTTTGAAAGGATCAAATTTTGTAGGATTTCCATATTTATCTCGCATTGGAAAACCAGCTTCTTCAGCATCTTTAATAGATTTATTTTTAGTAACCTCATTTAAAATATCACGAACGTATTCTTCGTATAAATAACTAAACAATGGAGAATTTCCAGTTGTAATATTTTTATTATTTCCATGAGTTAAGAAATTTAACTCTCTGAACATTTCAGAACCAGCAATCAATTTTCTTTCACCAGTATATGGATTGTAATCCATATTTTGACTTGTATTTTTTAAATCAATATCATTAAACCAAGGAAATCTATTAAACCATTCTTTATTAGCAAAAGATTTTAACCAAGGAAGTCTTGTGACTTTTGGAGATAAACCTGTTGCAAAATTTGGAATAAATCCATTTGCTGAAACACCTAAACTTGCTAATCTGGCTTCTTTTGTACCGGGTTTTGCTGAGTAAACTTGATTTCTTTTTTGTATGCCCCAAATGCTAGATATATATTCTGGCATACCTGGAGTTTCATCAGAAGCCGTCATTAATCCAAGTAAACTTGGATCAATTATTTTTTGTTGTATTTTTTGACGTAATAATTCACCAAACTGAGTAAGTTTAGATCCTTTAACATCTTTCAATCTAGCTTCTTTATCCAAAAACATTTTTTGCAAAACACCTTTTTTCTGTTCTGGTGCGACTTTAGCGTAAGCTATGTCACCCATTGTTCTGACTAACGTTCTATCAAAATCCAAATACGTCATTTGACGTTTTCTTTGTCTATCTAAAATATTTTGTATAGCTTTATCTGGAATTGGGCCAATCGCAGTTCCACCGGGAAATGCGTGTTTATCAAAATAATTATCATCTATTATTGGAGAAAAGTTAGGTATAAAACCAGAATTATAAGCCAAACCAGAACCATAAGGCTGAACCACTACTAATCTTCCAAAATTTTCTGGACCTGTTTTATCGTCTGCCTTTAAAGAACTGCTACGAATTCCTTTTCTTATTAATTGATCAAGTTCAGCTTGCCCACCTTTAGCTTCCAATGGTGGTAATGACAAATTGTATTTATCGCCGACTAAATCAACAGCGCTATATTCATTATCCGCTAAAACATAACCTTTTAAATTATTTAAAAGAATACCTTCATAAAATGAACCAATAAAATTATTTTTATCACCAGACAAAGATTCTTGAAAATCCTTTGGTGTTTTTAATTCCCTTTTGGTTTTAACAGTTTTAAATGTTTTATTTTGCAAAGGTTGTCCACCAATAGAACGATTATATTTGTCTCTTAAATCTTGAAGAGAAACATTATTTTTTAATAAAGCACGATTGAATGCTTGTTTAGTTAAATCAGGAGATAATAAAAGTTTTAAAATTGAATCGTCAGGCGAATAATCATTTTTACCAGATGTAACTTTTTCCCAAATAGAATCTACAGCATTAGTAAGCATTTCTTTTTCAAGAAACTTGACAATTTTTATCTGGCCATAAATTTGATCAAAATACTTATTTCTAGTTGGAATTTCGTCTGCATTAGAATAACCAGCATCTATTTTTGTGCCTTTAAAATCTAAATTTAAATCAGCGTTCAAACGATCAGATGGTAAACCATCAATATTTAAAGAATAAGAATTTCTTAATTTATTAGGAGTTTTACCTTTAACTACGTTATCATATTTTTCCTCTACATATGCTTGCGGAATTGCAAAATTAGGTAAAAATCCGTTAGCAGCATATGGATCAACGCCTGTTTGATTTATAGATTTTATTCTATGCATACGACCCGCTTTTGATCCTGCTGGAGGATTAATAAAAGGTTGAGCGAAACCGGGAATATATTTTATTTTTTCTGCGGTATTCATTACTCCACCAACTGGAGCGTTTATAACTTTTCCAGCTTTGTACCCACCAATCGCCGCACCCATTACTTCAGCATTTTGAACGTCTCTTGGAATATATCCACCTGCTTTTATTTTTCCAACTTGCAATCCAGCTTGCCCTACTGTAATATTGCGAGGAGTTAAAGCAGCAGCTAATTGTTTTGCTGTGGCTAATTGTTGCTGATATTCTGCTGTTTGAGCTTGAGCTAAATTAAATAAAGTTTGAGATTGAGCTACAAGATTTCCTTGTTGACCTCTTAAAGCTAAAGATACTTGAGATTGACTTTGGATAATCTTTAAAACCGCTTCTTCAATATTTTTTCTCTTTTGTGTTTCGGTAGTGATTCCGAATAAAGCTGGCAGCGCTGAACTTGCATAACTAAAAGTATTTGTAATTACTTTTCCAATTACTGCGACTGCGCCAACTAAACCGGGACCACTCAATATATTTTTAATTCCAAGTAATAAACCATTTGCAAATTGAGAACCAATGCCTTCTCCTTCTAAAAGATCATTAATATAAGTTACTGCGTCGTTGAAAGGACTTACCAAACTCTTGAAAACAGGTTCAAAAGTTACTTTACCAATATTATTACTTAACTGTTGAAGATTTGTTCCTGTTTGAGATATTAGTGCAGCTAAAGTTAAATTTAGTTTAGCGTTAGCTTGTTCAGCCTCGTTTGTAGCTTGCGTTCCGTAATCTAAAGCTCTATTATAAACTCCTTGTTTTTCATTAAGATCTGTTACTATAGATTTTAATATGTTTACTTGATAAACACCAGCAACCTGTTCAGAAAGGCTGGCTTTTTGAGCTGAACTTAAATCTTTATAAGCTCCAGCGAAATTTTGTAATATTTGTATAGCTGGCAAAACATTTCCTTCGATATCTCTTACGGCAATATTAAAATTTTCCAACTGATCCAAAGTTTCAGTTCTTTGTAAACGAGTAAAAATTGTTTTAAGAGCGTTACCGATAACCGCACCACCACGGGCAGTTTTTTCCTGAGCAGAAGCGACCAAAGCGTTCAACTGATCGAAATTAACACCAGCTTCTTTTGCGGCCTGACCTGTTCTAGAAACGGCTGAAGTCAAATCGTCTGCTGAAACTGCAAATTGTTGTTCTACTGCTACAATTTTATTTAAAATATCGTTTGTAGTTAATCCTGTTTCTTTGAAAGCGTTTGTAGCAGCAGTCAAATCTTCTACGGCTTGAGTAGCTGATACTCCAGTAAGACGAACAAGAGTCATTGCATCGGCAGTTTTCTTCAAAGTGTCTTCAGCATTTAAACCTTGTCTAGAAAATTCTAAACTTGCCTTAGCTGCATCTTGAAATGAAGAAGCTGTTAGTTTAGCAACTCCAAAAAGATCAGAAGAAAATTTTTGTAATTTATCTGTGCTTAACCCTAAAACACGATTAATATCTGTGATATTTTTTTCAACTTCTATAGTAACATTAGCTATTTCTCTGAAAGCTTTACCTACACCACCGATTACCGCTGTAGAAGCTCCGAATGCAAGTACGCGAGCATTAGAAGCTGCGAGCGCAGATTCAAATTCTTTTAAGTTGCCAGTGATTCTTCCTAATGGCTGAGTAAAACTACCTGCATTAATTTGCAGATTCAGTTGATTCTGTGATGCATATCTTGCATTAAATGCGGCAACGCCTTGAGCGATACTCTGCGCTAATGCTGTTTGACTAGCTTGAACACTAATTTGTACTGCCATATTTTTAATTACACTTAAAAACTATTAAACTCCCATGATTTTCATTAAATCATTCATGTCCAACGAGCCACCTTTTTTCTTCGCTTCTTCTGACAAAGAAAGAGTCTTTGTCGTACCTTTGTCCATATTAAGATATTTATAATCTTCTTTTGTTGCGCCAACGATAGATTGTGCTTGACCATCTTTTTCTTTATTAATTATATCTTTAGCTTTTTCATTAGCGTTTACATAATCAAAAATCTTCTCAGGATCTCGGCGGTATTCTTCTGGCATATTGTCGTTTTGCATAAAGATATTCTTAAAATATCTTGCATAAATTAGCGTTCTTAATTGATTAAACGTTAATTTAGTTACTGGAAGACCAAAAAAATGAATAGGATCTTCTGAAAACGATATATAATAACTAAAAAAGTCCTGCAATACTGTCTTTTGTATATTTAAATCAGTGAATTTGCGATTAACTTCATTATATTGTTCAATTATATCGCCAAGATCTGATACAAGAATCTCATCGAATTCTTCATCAGAGAATTTTTTATCTGTTAAAGATGCATCTGTGTACAAAGTAAACTTTAAAAAGTCTTCTGTATTTTTTTGATCAGCGTAATTCTCGCAAGTATTACCAAGATAAGAGTTTCTTGTATTTTTTAACTTGTTTAATTTTTTAAGACTTTCTTCTATTTGACTATTGAAAGCGTCAATTTGCGATTTTAAATATGTAGTTTTCTTTTGATCTTGCAATTTTCTAACAAAAACTTCTTCTTGATTAATCTTGCTTTCATCGGCTTTTGTCCAAAATCCTTCTTCTTCTAAATTAGCAAGGGCTTCCTGAACGGTAGGAAGCCCATTTTTCTTGGCGTATTCTAGATGTTTTTTTCTATTTTCTTCTATATAACTCTGTTCGATAAAATTAATATGCTTCACATAGGCTTTTCCAAAAACAGTTTCGATTACAGAAAAGCCAGCACATATATCTTTAAATATATTTTTATAGAATAGAGAATCATCCATTCTGTTCTCTTATGATCTTATCGAACTCTTCCTTATCAACGACTCCAGAGAAGAACCAATAACTAAACAAGCTCGCTAACTTTAGATAAGTGTTTTGATAAATAAAGTCTTGCTCGTCTTCCATCTTTGACAACGCTTCTTCCTTTTCTTCGAAAGTGTTACCCTTGAAAATGGGAACGAAATCTTTATGACCCAAGCTTGTATCTTTATAATAAGATAGATTTAAAACGTACCACAAAATAGACTTATTCTGCGCCCTCGCATCCGCCGTGTGACTGAATAAAGTCAAATAACTGCTTTCACGCTGAACAATTTCTTTTCTCAATTCTAGCATTCTATTTTCTTTTTGTTGAAGTTCTTGTACCTGGTCTTCCGTCTTTTCAGCGTCAGGAATAATTCTGAGATTTACGATGTCTATTTGTACTTGCTGATAATCTGCATAAGCTTGCGACAAAGCCTTTGTTTCTTTTTCTCCATCCAAACCTCCAGTATCCTTGTACTTATTTAGCAACATGTTCTTTGTTAGGATACCGAGTTTAATAGATTTACTCATCTCTACAGAAAAAACTAGCTCTGCCTCTTGAACCTGCTTTCTGTTTGGTTCCTTCAATAAAATCTCTATTGGAATAACCTTTTCTACCTTTTCGGTGATGGTTCTTTGTTTTTCGATGCCATCTTCCAAATAAGTTTCTATTCTTTTTTCTTCTACTTCGGCTTTCTTTTCTATATTAAACGTGTAAATACTCTTAGACATACTTATAATAAAGTTAATAAATTAAATTTCTATTATGGCTACAAGTTTATTATCAGATAGTGAAAAAGCCGCTTTAGACTTAATAATAGAGGATGTTCACGAAACATTCGCTCGTACTATTACAGTCTTTAAAGAAGCGTCTGAAGTTGTCATTATCACTGATCCAAACTTTAATCCATTATATAATACTGCCGGTCAAACGACCTCTATCATAAATACACCTGTTTACAAGCAATTTAAAGCAAGAATTTATTATAATGATGATATTAGAAAACAATATTGGAGCGAAACTGCCGTAAATACCCAAATCAAACTAGAAGCAGTTGTAGGAACCGTAAGACTAAAAATTAGAGCGGAAGACTATGAATATATTAAAGATGCTAGACGTTTTGATTTAGATGGTAGAAGATTTGTTTTAAATTCATCTTTTAGAGGCCACGGATTATTTGATAGCCAGTATTATACTTTATATCTCAAGCCTGATCCATAAGATGAACCTAAATCCACAAGATTTAAATGCAATACTAAGACAATTAAACAAACAGCCAGAATACACCTCTTATGCCGACAAAGCTATTTCAGATCAATTTGATAAATTAAAAACAGAGATGCTGGCTGATTTTGATAATCATCCTATTACTGTGGAAATAGAAGGAGGAATAGATGCTTCTAATTCTTCTAGGACATTGAATGGTATTACTAATTTGTATTCTTTCATCGGTTTTGAAAATGGCGACAGACCAACTGAAGTCATTCGCCAAATGTTAAAACAATCTTCTTTTAGAAAAATAGTACAAAATAATTCAATAATAACTTATATATTTGAAATCCCAACGGCTAAACAAATATTTTTAGCCACCCCTTTACCTTGGGAAACCGGAAGAAGCTGGGCAAAAGGTATAGAAGAAGGTATTTCTGGATTAGGATATTATGTAAAACAAGTTAAAAACAGTAGATCTGGACTTGGCATTCAAAGCCAAAACAAAGTTAGAAACGATGTTCGATTTAAAAATACCGCTTACATATCTAAATTAATCAATAAATATAATAAAAAAATTCAAGAACTAGAAAAATCAATTTTATGAAACCCAAATTTACGCATGACATAGTAAATTCATTCTTTTTATGGTATGATAACTTTTTGATGAAAAGAAGTGATGCTTATAAAACTTACACTACTAAATTTTATAATTATGAAGACCCAAGACTAGGAGGCAACAAAGTTGTATATGGAAGTCCATATAAACAATGGGTTTTTGACCATAATATAACTGGAGCGGTTATACCAAGCGGCTTAACCGTCAATGGAAACTTTGTTCCTACTGGAACAAGCGGATTAATGCTCGATTTTAATAATGGCAGAGCAATATTTAATAGCGGAGTGTCAAGCGGTTTAAATATAACTGGCACCTACACAGTAAAAGAAATTAATAGTTATATAACAGATCAACCAGAAGACAATTTAATAATCGAAGGCAAATATATACAAAACAGTCGTTTTACTGTTCAAGAAACATATGTTCCTCCATATAATCCCGTCACACCTTGTTGCTTTATATCTTTAGAACATAATTTTAACGAACCTTTTTCATTTGGCGGTCAAGATCAAACGAATATAAAAATAAAAAGTGTTGTTTTTGCTGAAAATCTATATCAATTAGACGGTGTTTTAAGCACTTTTGCCGATTCTTTCAATAGTTGTTTTAAAATTATACCAATGACCGCCCATCCATTGGGAGAGTTTTCTCAATTAAAAACAGGATTATATCCTACTGGTTTTAATTACGCTAACGCTATAACAAATGGTGGATTTACGAATCCTTGTTTTATATATGATATTGATATATCTAAGATTCGCGACAACGTTCTTAAAGAACTTAATCCAAATTTGCACATCGGATTCATGGAATTCAACATTGGAAACGTTCGTTTCCCAAGGAATTAATTTCCCAAAAATACTTTTACTCTGTAAAAAATATTAACAATTTAACTATACAAACATATGTCAAGAAATCGTGTAATATATCAAAGCAAAGCTTTATTTATCGCTCCAAACGCAACAGGAGTTCAACTTTGGGCTTCTGGCGCACCAACCGCTGCTGCCGCTAAAAATCAACCTCAAGATGGAAATGTTGCTGCTGGTTTATCTGGAACCTATGGAACAGGTCTTCTTTATAAGCTAGATCGCGTACAAAATTGTAATTTTAACTTTACAATTAACCGTCAAGATGTCAATGAATTCGGTAAACTAGCTCGTATCGGAACTATCGTTAACGAACCACCCACCGTAACTCTTGATTATAGCTATTATATTACTGATGGCTTGAATGAAAGATTGATGGGATTCAATTTCGGTGGAACTACTACATCAACTGCTGGCGCTCCATCTTGGGATACTGCCATGGTATCTGGAGCAGGAGCTGTTTCTGGTTTCTTATCAGAAACTCAAGGACAAAATTATTATATTTTAACTGTTGACGAAGGTGAAGACGTAGTTGGAGCATCCATCACATCTCCAACTGATAGCGTAATCGCCATCGGTAATGGTTTCGTTACTAATTATCAATTTACAGCTTCTGTAGGCGAAGTTCCTACTGCTTCTGTAACTGTTGAAGGATTCAATATCAAGAGTGATGTTAGAGCTGGAACTGCTGGAGTAGGATATAGTGGTAGTTCACCAGCTATTTACAACGGTTCAGCGACTTCTCCAGCTACAAGAATTACTGGATATAATAAGTATTATAAGATCAATGCTGCTCAACTTGGGACAACAGCAGGTACTGGATCAGCCACAGTAACAGCTTTGAGACCAGGAGATATTGTTCTTACTGTTCCAGGAGCTAGTACATCAGCAGAAGATACCTTTGTTAATGTTGAAAATATTGGAACAAATGCTATTAACATTCAAAGTTTTGGATTCTCAGTTCCTCTAGCTAGAACAACTCTTAGCAGACTTGGTGCCTTGTTCGGTTACAATCGCGTTGTTAATGTTCCTCTAAATATGGATATTACTATTAACGCATTAGTAAATGAAATGGTTGATAATAAAGATCTATTTGATTTTCTTTGCGGAAATCAAACAACAAAACAATTCACAATTACTTTAAATCAATGTGCTGATGTCGGACAAAATCCAACTCCAAAGATTTCTTACAACTTCCGTGGAGCTATCTTGACCAGTGAAAATCACACTCAAGATATCGGAGGTAATGAAACTGTTGATTTGACCTATTCAATTCAAATCGGTGGAGCAAACGATTCTACTAATGGATTGTTTATGAGCGGAAGTTATGCCACTGGAGTCAACATGGCTCTAGAAAGTGGATATGCTCTTCCTGCTAATGATCCTTCTCAAGGAACAGCCTTCTACTCTGGCTTAGGATACACTATCGCCAACTTCTACACAATCGGTAGTGGTAGAAATTATTAATAAATAAAAACAATAAACCCCCAGTCGCAAGACTGGGGGTTTTTTATTTAATTTAACTATTAATCAAGGTCCAATGCCATATCCATAAGGATAATAGAAGTATCCAGAACCAGTAAATATAGGCGAACCATCTTCTCCCGCTACTTGAACTGGTGCCGCTTGATATATATTATAAGCAGTAACTAATCTTTCCATTTCTTCTCTAGCATCATTAGCTAATCCACGATAAGTTTTAGCCAATTCATTTTTATTTGTACGGGTAATCATGGTATCACCTTCACGAAGAGTAACGAAATCAACACTAGAATCTATTCCACGAAGAACTTGACGAGTTTTCTTTGTATAAAACTCGTACAAATACATTTGTTTATATATCGATCTTTCTTCCTGTTTAAATTCTCCTGTAGGAATGAAATTAGAACCATCAACACTAAAATTAGTAAATAATTTTGTATTTAATAGTCCGACATTATTACCAAGCCATCCAGAAATATAATAAAACTGGGCATAACCACTGTCGTAGTCGAATTCGTTTCCAAAAATCTCATCAGCCAAATCATGGACGCTATAATTAACCATATATACTACTTACACTTTTTTATTCATTTTATGAACTATTTCGTTGTAGATCATTTTAGAATAATAGTTACTATTCTTGCTTTTGACTTCGATATCAAACTTTTTTGGCGGCTCAAATACTTTATTCGTATCCTCATATCTTGATTGATTAATAGTATTCATAAAGATTATAAAATCAGGATTAAATTGATCTCTAGTTTTCTGCAAAGGACACACGAAATCACAAATAATTATTTCATTATATTGGCCGTGCATATCAGCCAGATCTTTCATTCTTTTGGCTTGGCGCTCACGACCAGCTTCGCTGAAATCCCAATCATTGAATTGTTCACGAACTTTGTCTGCATTTAACCAATGGCACTTATAATTACTACTTAAAAGATAAAACAAATCTGCTGCTAATGTGGTTTTACCAGATCCCGGTAAACCCATGATTAACACCTTTAAAAACGAACCAACTGACATAATATATGGTATGGTTGAAAAGATATTTTTTCAATGCTCTTTGCCGAGAGCAGGTTCGACATTATTACAAAACGTACTAGCCCAAAATCCTGATTTTTACGCCACACCAACAAGTGGGTTGATCGAAATCTTTCTTAATGCCAGAAATATATATTCTACAAATATAGAATTCAAGGCTCAAGATATAAATGTTGTTGAACCAGCGTTTAAAGCTCTTTGCAAAGAAGGCATGTTCGCATACTTCAACGCCATCACCGATAAGAAATATATTATTGATAAGAGCAGAGGTTGGAGTGTGACTTATGACTTTTTAAACTGGTATTATCCAGAACCAAAGGTTATTGTTATGGTTCGCGATCTGCGAGCAGT